CTTGTGCTCGTCGATGGCTCGGTCTTCGGCGCCGCGGGCGGCGGCGCGGGCGCGGGCCAGTTGCTCGGCCAGGCGCTGTTCGCGCTCGGTGGCCTCGGCCGCGTCGGCCGACGCCTTGGCGCGGGCAATCAGCTGGCGGATGCCTTCGGCCTGGGCGCCGCTGAGCTTGCCCAGGCTGTCGGCCAGGCGGTTGTTGAGCTGGAGCTCGAGCTCCTGCCCCTTGGTGATGGCGCCGGCGCCCTGCGCGCGGGCGTCGTTGAGCATGATGGTCTTGGCGATGTCGCGCGCCAGGTCGCCATAGGCGTCGGACGTGGCGCGGCTGGCCTTGTAGGTGCTGGCCGTGAGGTCCTGCGCCAGCTTGATGCGCTCGGCCTCGGTGATGAGGCCCGTGCGCTGCATGGCGTCAAGCTGCTGCAGGCTGGCGATCCATTCCTTGTTGACGCCCAGGCCCTTGTTGCGGATCTCGGTGAGCTTGGCTTCCAGGTCGGCGCGCTCGGCCAGGCTGGCGCCCACCGTCTGCGGGTTGACGAAGCCACGGCCGCCGCCGGCGCCGATGTCGCCCAGGGCGTCCTTCGCTTGCTTGGCCTGGCGCAGGCGCTCGATGAGCTGCTCCGCGTCGCGGATCAGCATGCGCGTGAAGATGTTGCCCGGCTCTTCCTGCACCTTGCGCTGCAGGCGGGCCAAGTCTTCCTCGGCCGCGCGCAGCTTGGCGCCCACATCTTGCGCGCCGTATGACAGCGCGTTGAAGGGGTTGGCAAAGCGCGCGATCGCGCCCAGGCCCGCGACGAACTGGCCGAAGAACCCATCGCCCTTGGCGCGCGCGTCTTCCACCGAGCCCGAGAAGTCGTTCAGCGCGTCGGTGGCGATGTTCAGCTGCCCGGCGAAGAAGCCGGCGGTGGCGCCGTTGTCGGCACCCTTGAAGCGCTCCCACGCATTGCCCAGGCGGTTGATGGCCGCCTCGGTGCGGTTGGCGGATGCCGCCGCCCCGTCGCCCAGCTCGGTGCGCAGCTGGGCGGCGAACTTGGGCAGGAAGTCCTCGGCCAGGACCTTGCCCTGCTCCAGCATCTTGCCCAGCTCGCCGGTGGTCACGCCCATGGCGCGCGCGGCAATCTGGAAGGCGCCCGGCAGCCGCTCGCCGAGCTGGCCGCGCAGCTCTTCGGCCTGCACGGTGCCCTTGCTCATCATCTGCTGCAGCGCCAGCAGCACGCCCTGGGCGTTGTCGGCGCTCAGGCCCATCACGGCGGCGGCGCTGGCCACGGATTCGAACACCTGGCGCGCGCCGGCACCTTCGAGCTTGGTCTCCTTCGCCGCGGCGGCAAAGCCGGCGTAGGCGCGGGCGCTGGAGGTGAATTCCAGGCCCAGCTCGTGCGTCACGCGGCGCAGGTAGGCCATCTCGCGCGCGGTGTCGGCGCCGATGGCAAAGCGCAGGCTGGACTCAAGCGTCTCGGCACGCACCTGCACGCGCACCATCTCGTCGGCCACACCCACCACGGCGGCCTTGAGCGCCAGCAGCCCGCCAATGCCCACGGCACCGGGGCCGAAGCGGTCCATGAAGTTGCTGGCACGGCTGGCCCGTTCGCTGGCGGCCTGCACCTCGCCCATGCGGCCCACGAGCTGCTGCAGCGCCTGCGCCGATGCGCGCGCGTCGGCCTGCATCTCGGCCATGCCGGCGCCCAGGCGGCCGATGTCCTCAGCGCTGGCGGCCACGCGGCCGAGCTGGGTGCTGATCTGGCCCAGGCTGTCGGCCGCGGCCTTGGCCTGGCCGGCAAACTGCGGCGCACCTTCGAGCCCGATGCGCGCCTTGATGTCCTGCACGCCGCCGCCGATCATGCGCTACCTCCGGCCACCGGTGCGGCGTTGCCGCTCGGCACGCTGGCGCTCGGCCTCGCGCCGCTCGGCCTGGCGGTCGAGAAACCCGCGCTCGATCCACTGCATGTCGGCAAACACGGCTTCGCGGCGCGCACGCGGCAAGGCGCGGAAGGCCGGCGTGGCGCGCACGCGGTCGGCCGGCAGGCCGGTGCGCACGCCTTGGTCCCACGCCCACTGGGTGGCGCAGCCATGGAAGAGCTCGTAGGCAGCCACGTGCTCGGGCCACAGCGCGAAGTCCATGGCGATGGGCGACACGGGCGCGGGCAGCGGCCTGGCCTTGCGGGACCGGTTGCGCGGGCGGTCGGCCGACGGCGGCGGCGCTTCGTCGTCGTCGGCATCGTCAGCCTCACGCTCGGCGCCTTCTGGGGCGCCGGCGGCAGCGGGTGCTCGGCGCGCCGCGTCATCGTCGGGTCGTGCGTGGTGGAGCTTGCCGTCCGCGATGAGCCGCCCGAGCTGGGTCAGTTTCCCAGCTTGGCCTTCAGGCCCACGGCCTCGGCGTAGCAGCCCACCAGCGCCTGCGCGGCGCCGGGCTGCGCCAGCAGCGTCTGCCACGCGGCGTCGTCGGGCGGCGCCGGGTTGCCGGCCTCGTCCACCAGCGGGGGCGGCGCGCCCTCCCACCCGAGCAGCTTGACCTGGCGGTCGGCCAGGAAGTCGGTGTAGACGGGCTTGGCCTTGAGCGCGTCCTGGAAGGACACGCCCTGCGGCAGGCGCTGGGCCTGCAGGCGCAGGCCGAACTCGCGCTCCTTCTCGCCGTCGAGCACGCTCATGCGGGCCACGAACGTGACGGCGGCGCTGACCAGCAGCTTGTACATGCGTGCGGCTCCGGTCAGAAGAAGGTCATGACGCCTTCGAGGCTGATGTCGACGTCAACCTGCATGAAGCTGTTCTGGTCGAACGTCGGCAGCTCGCTCATCGACACCTCGCCGTAGGCGTAGGCGTAGCCGCCGCCGTTGAGCAGGAACTTAAAGGGCAGCTTGCGGAAGCGCCGGGCATAGGTGCGCAGCGTCTGCTGGGCCGTCAGGCTCTTGTCGAAGGCCAGGGTCAGCGTGAACGACTCGGCCTCGCGGCCCACCGTCTTGCTGACGGCGCGGCGCTGGCTGATGGGGTTGGCGGTGATGCGACGCGGGCCACCGCCGTTGGACACGGCGTTGAGCACCTGCGTGATCTCGAGCCAGGCGGTGATCTTCTGCGTGGTGCCGGCGCCGGTGCCGGCGGGGTACCAGTCGGTGTCGGAGCTGTCATAGCCGGGCAGGCTGTAGGTATCGGCGGTGAGCTGGTCGACGCGGTAGATGGACTCGTTGAAGTCCTCCCAGCCGCTGAAGACCAGGATCTCGTCGTCGTCGACGTAGCCGTGCGCTGCGGACGTGGCCACCGCGGGGTCGGCGTTGCTGATGTTGGTCAGCGTCTTGGCGCTGGCCAGCGTCTGGCCCAGGAACATCTTGGAGCCGATGATGGTCTGGTAGCTCATGGACTTTCTCCGTTCAGGTTGCGGGCTGCAGATCGGCCGCGGTGGTGATGTGGGTGATGCGCAGGGCCAGGGTGGCGGTGGTGACGGTCTGGTCGGCTTCGTCCAGGGCGATGGCGATCAGCGGGTCCAGCGCAATGCCGTTGGCACCGGGCGGCGCAGGCATGGCCAGCAGCGCCGCCCACACGGGGCCGAGCAGCTCGTCGATGGCCTCTTCGCCGTCTTGCTTGCTGGTGGCGCGGGCCATCAGCGTGATGGCCAGGTCACCCGTCCACTGCAGGTGGGTGCCAGCCATGTCCAGCGCCTTGCCGGCGTGGCGCACGGTGTTGATGCGGATGCCGCGCTGCTCTTCCCGCGGCAGCACCACGTCGCGGCCGCGGTAGACCTTGCCGCCATTGAGCGCAGGCAGGCCCGCCAGGGCGGCCTTGATGGGGGTGGTGAGCGACAGGATGGCGGTCACGACACCTCCTCGAGGTGCAGCACGCACCAGCCGGCGCCGTCGTCGTCGACCAGCTGCACGCGGTAGCTGCGGCCATCGACAATGCGCACCGAGGTCGACTCGGTGACAGCCCCGGCGGCACCGACGGCAAAGCCGACGGTGGGCCGGCGCACCTGCATGCCCATGGATTCGGCGGTGCCGTTGTCGAAGGCGACACGCACCACGCGGTTGTTGATGACCGCGTCGGCGTTGGTCAGCCGCGCGCCCACGGCGGCATTGAGCCGCTGCAGGCTGCGCTCGAAGGCGGACGCGGCGACCATGGGCGGGTGCCTTGTGCTGAGACTGGCGCGGACGTCAGAAGACGCCGTTGAGGCGGACCCGAGCCGTCGTGTCGCCGTTGGCCTTGGCAGCCACCAGCACGCCGACCTTGGTGTTGCCCGAGGCGGTGGTCGTCAGCCGCTTGTTGGTGTTGTCCCAGTACATCGCCGCGCCCACGCTGCCCGTGTCGGTGGTGAGCGCGGTGATGTCGAAGACGCCGGTGGTCTTGGCCTCGACGGTGGCGCCATTGAGGGCGGCCGCTGCGGCAATGCCGAAGATCAGGCCGACCAGCAGGCCTGCGCCGCTTTCAACTTGGTAGGGCGCCGTGAGGGTGAGCACGTCGCCGCCTTGCACGTAGTTCTTCATGGTCGAAGTTCCTTCAGGGGTGCGGGTGGCAGGTGGGGGTCAGGCGCCGTTGGCCTTGTAGAGGCCGCGGTGGTCGATGACCTTGGCCGCGAAGTCCAGGCGCGCCTTGAGGCTGATGCCGTCGACCTCGAAGCCCATCTCGCTCTCCAGTACGGGGCCTTCGGCGCCGTCGAGGTAGCAGAACTCGACGGTGTCGACCTGGCTGTTCTGCGCGGCGGCGTACCACGCGGTGGCGCTGTTGGCGTCGAGGATGGGCTCGACCACCGGCTCCAGCGACGTGCGCCCGCCGGCGCGAAACTCGCTGACGGCCGACTGCGTGGCCGGCACGTAGTTGGCGCTGGTGAGCTGGTAGGCCGTCTGCTCCAGCGCGGCCGGCACGATCAGGTAGGCCGGCACGAGGTTGAGCTCTTCGTTCTGCAGGCCCTTCTGCAGCCGCATGGCGGTGCGCATGGCCGTCAGCGACGACAGCTGCAGCGCCGAGCCGGCGCCGGTGCCCAGGTTGGCATGGGTGGCGTGAAACAACGCCACCGTGTCGGCCATGGCGGCGTTGGCGGTGAGCTGGGCGTAGACGGTGCGGTTCTCCAGCCGCGCGGACGAGGCGCCGAAGCCGACGTTCATGCGGTCGAAGGCGCGCAGGTCGTCGTTGATGACGGCCTGGCGGCTGAGCGACACGATGCGGCCGTAGGTCAGCAGACCGTAGGTCTCGGCACCGTCTCGCATGGCGCCGTACTTGAACTCACCATGCTCGTTGACCTGCAGCAGGTCCGGCATGGCCGAGAGCTGCACCACCGACATGCTCTTGAAGTCGGGCGCGTTGGGCGCGCGGCGAGCCCAGCGGCGGTAGGTGCCGGGGTTCTCGTCGTACGCGGCACGCAGCCGACGGCTGGCCACGTTGGCCAGCAGGCTGGAGAAGTCGCTGGTGCTGTGCATGCCACCGCTGCGGTGGTTGAGCATGCGGGTGGCCAGCGTCATGCGGTCCATGCCGCGGGTGTTGACGCCCACGGATTCGAGGTAGTCGCGGCCGATCTCGAGCAGGCTCATGCCACGGAACTGGCGGCCGTTGTCGGTGAGCTCGGAGCGCGCGTCACAGCGGTTGAGGATGGCCTCTTCGATGCCGCGCAGGCGGGTTTCCTGCTCGTCACGCTCGGTGCGCAGGCCGCGCACATTGGTGTGGCCACCGGCGGCGGCGTCGCGCACGGCGAGTTCGTCCAGCACGGCGCGCTGAGCCTGCTCGACGGCAGCACCGCTGCGGATGAGTCCGGCAGCCAGGTGCGGCACGCCGTGGCGGGTGCAAAGCTCGGTGATGTCGGCACCACGCTGGGCTTCGGCCGCGCGGGCGGCCTCTGCGGCACCAGCGTCGGCCGCCGGCTGGGCCGGCGCGGCCGCGGGCGCCGCACGGGTGTTGTCGACGGCGGCGTTGTCGGCCGCTTCACGTTGCGCGGGCGCGCCGCCCGGCTGGTTCGGTTGGGGCATTGCTTGCTCCTCGGTTGACGATGCGGCACCAGCCGCGCGGGTGAATTCGCAGGGGAACTGCGGCAGATCGGCGCCGCGGGCGGCGGCCTGGCCTTGGCCGCCTGGCTGCGACCGGGTGCCGGCGTCGGGGTCGGCCGGCACAGGCACGAAGCTGATTTCCTGCGGCGTCCAGCGGACGGCGCGCCACAGGTCCATGTTCACGCCGTCGGTGCGGTCTTGCGCGCGGGTGATCTCGTAGCGCTCGACGCTGTAGCCGACGCTGATGTCGCGGATGATTCCGGCGCGGATGTCGGCGACGATGCCAGCCAGTTCCTCACGGCCGCTGAGGCGCACCTCGGCGAAGGCCTCGCCGCCTTCGATCCAGCCGCGGTCTGCGATGCCCAGGATGGCGCTGACACCGCTCCAGCGGTTGTGGCCGTCGAGCACCTGCACGGCGCCCGCCTCGAAGCGGGTCATATCGACCGCCTCGGGGCTGACGACCAGCTCCTCTTCGTAGTACCGCTCGTTCCACCAGTCGTAGCGCCGCACACGGGTGCCGCGGCTCCACATCACCTGGACGGTGTTGCGCTCGGCGTTGAAGGTCTGCGGCTGGACGCGGGCCTCACGCAGCTGCAGCGGCAGCGAGTCGCGGCGCGCGTTGCGGTCGGTCTGTGGGGCCTGTGGTGCAGCGGTGGGCTGAGGCATGCCGCGATCGTGGTCGGCAAGCTGTCTCACAGGTAAGGGAACGCGTGAGACAACTTTCGCTGACGATCAGGTCGACGTGCCGCGGCCGGCCCCGTCGTTGCCGTTGCCGCCGCCCATGACACGGCCCTTCTGCATCATGAGCAGGATGTCGAGGGTGCCGTCGGCCTTGAGGCGCTCGAAGTCGCGCTTGAGCTCTTCGAACACGGCCTCGGGCTTGTAGCCGCGGCGGCGCAGGCTTTCGCTGATGGTGAGCAGGCCGCCACCGATGAGCGCGAGCTCGGCGTCGGCGTCATGCGCGGGGTTGGTGTATTCCCACTTGGGGGTGGAGTGGTCGCAGGCGTAGTCGGGCTTGCGCCAGTGGCCGGCCAGCACGCCGGCGTTGTTGAAGGCCATCCAGACGGGCACGATGAGCCGCGGGATGACGCACAACCACTGCCGCTGCTCTACCTGGCGGCGGAAGTCCGCTTGCCGAATGCGCGCGCTGCTGAGGTTGACCTCGCGCATGTCGCCGGTCATGGCCTCATACGTGACGCCCATGCCCACGGCGATGATGTGCAGGTGGTGCTTGACGTTCTCCACATGCCCAGGCGCAGCGTTGGGCGCGACGGTGGTGATGTTGAGCCCGGGCGGCAGCATGGTGATGCCGCCACTGGCGAGCTGGCCCAGTTCGTTGGTCTGCTGCGGGTTGCCGCCGGCGTCGGTGCCGCCGGCGCTGTATTGCGCCGGGTTGGCCATGGCAGTGGGGTCGCCGCTGGCCAGCACGGCCAGGCGGGATTCGAGGTTCTTGCGGGCGAGCTCGGCGTCTTCCAGAAGCTGCAGGTCCCGCACGCGGGGGATCACGGGCGCCAGGCGCGAGAAGCCGCGCCCTTGGCCAGGACGGTCTGGGCTGTACAGGTGGATGATGTACTCAGCCCCCACGCGGCGGCTCTGCAGGCGGCTGCGCACCTTGATCAGGCCAGCGTCACCGGGGTGCTGGTCCCACAGCCAGTAGGCGACGGTGCGGCCCCAGGCGTCGTATTCGATGCCGTTGATGATCTGGTTGGAGCCAGTGGCGCCAGCGCTGCGGCTGGTATCGAGCCAGTCGATCTCGAGCAGCTGGATCTGCAGCGGCACGGGCAGGCCGTCGGACGCCAGCCGCGGCCGCAGCCGCAGCAGCACCTCGCCGTCCTGCTCCATGGCGCGGTAGGCGGCGGCCTGGATGCCGGCCCAGTCGAGCCGGCCGTCGGCATCGCACACGCGACACCATTCGGCCCACAGGGCGTTGCGGCGGTCGGCATCGGCGGCGGTGCTGAAGGTGGCGATACCGGTGCCGATGGTGTTGGAGACCAGCGCCTCCAGGCCAGCTGCGATGTATGGCACGTTCTGCACCAGGGCGCGCGCCTTGGTGCGCACGGTGGCGGCGTCGGCCAGGTGGTCTGCATTGGCGCTGGCGCCGCCCCGGCGCGGCTTCCAGCGGTCGCGCGGGCTGGCGGCCTCGTAGGCACGCTGCAGCCGCATGCGGTCGAAGTAGCGCACGAGGCCCGCCGACGGGTTGAACCAGCCGACCAGGCGGTCCAGCGCGGTCAGGCGGACGTCGGCCGCAAGGGCGGTGGGCATGGCCATCAGTCGCCCCGCTGGGTGGTGAACTGGAAGTGGAAGGTGCTGCCGCGCGACGCGCCACCACTCTGCGTGGCCAGCACCGTGCGCGCGTGCTCATAGGCCTGGCGCAGCTCGGCCACGGAGCGAAAGCGCACGCGCCGGCCCTGGTATTCGACCTCCAGCTCGGAGCTGAGAATCGCGGCGTCCAGGGCGTCAAGGTCGGCTTGGGTGACTGCCATCAAGACAGGCTAGGCGCCGGGCTGTCTCACAGGTAAGGGAACGCGTGAGACAACTTTTCGGCAGCGGACCCTACGTGGCACGCCCAGACTGTTTAAGCAGCCGGTAGACGGTGGCGCGGCTGATGCGCAGCGACCGCGCCACCTCGGTGGCATTGCGACCGTTGAAGAGTGACAACACCTCGGCCGCCAGCGCGCGCGACCGCACAGCGCGCTGATCGGCCTGGCCGCTGCGCACGTACTGCTCTTCGCCGCCGAACTCTTCGCGGATGGCGGTCTTGATGTCAGCCTCGCGACCGGCCAACTCGGGCAGAAGGTCGAGCACGTAGTCGAAGATGCGGTCGACCAGGTCGGGGTCGGCGAATCGCTCGCTCAGCACATGGCCAGCGGTGCTGGTGGGGCTGGCGCTCTTGGCTCGAGTCTTGACGGCAGGCTTGCTCGACATGGTCTACCAGTGGCGGCCGGACGGCTCGGCCTGACGGCGGGCCACCGCCGGCGGCGGTTGAACGATCGACGGCGGGGCAACGACGGCAGGTATTGCGGCCTGGTCGTCAGAATGCTGGGGCGCCGGCGCCGCGACCGTGAACAGGTCGGGCGGCGGTTGAACGGCCGCCTCGAGGCGCACCCAGTCGCGGTGGGTGTACTGGTGCAGGCCGAGCATGTAGGCGGCGTGCAGGGCGTAGTTGCGGGTATCCAGCACCTCGTTGCGCGCGCGACGCTTCACCCAGCGCTGGACGGTGCCGGTAGGGCCCTTGACGTCGATCCGCTGCTCGGCGGTCAGCTGCTCGAACCACTCGCGCGGCCGGGCCTTGTTGAGGTGCACGTAGCCTGGACCCGGCTGGGTGATCTGCAGCTGACCGTGCAGCAGATCCTTGGCGCTGTCGACACCAACGGCCCACTGCTTGACGCCGTTGGGCCAGCGGGCACCCTTCCAGCTCACGTCCTGGCTGCGGCCCGGGCCCTTGATGGGATGGCCCTCGGCACCCTCGCCCTTGATGGCGTGGATCTTCAACCGGTGCTGCATGCGCCGGACAAAGTTGTAGACGGCCTGCGTCTGGTAGTTGCTGTCGATGCTGACGGCGCTGATGGGCAGGCTCCCGCCGTGCCATGCCTGGGTATAGCGCCGCATGAGGTGCTGCTCCACCGCCAGCCAATCCTCGTCGCTGGCCGGGTTCATCTCGATGACGACGTGGTCGATGTCCCAGCTCTCAAGACCCTCGCCCCAGCCCCACACACCGAGCTCGAAGCGGTTGCCCTGCAGGTCACCACCTGCGGTGAGGATCAGGCAGCACTTGGGGACGATGGCCAGCGGGTAGTCCTCGGCGCGCTGCTGCAGCGCGTGCTCGTCGGTGACCTCTCCCTTCTCCTCCCAGGTCTCGCCCAGCGTGGTGTTGACAAAGGTCTTCAGGTCGCTGGCGTCGCCACGGGCGGCCAGGTGCGCCGCGGCGATGAACTCCTCGGCAATCTTCACCCAGGTTGCTTGTGGGGCGCACGCCGTCCACACGTGTATGGCGACGTGCTCAGGCGGCGGCACGATGGTGGCGAGGTCGGGCGCCAGTTCGCACTGGCGCCAGTCGAGTGCTTCACGCGTGCGGAAGAGCGCCTCGTCGCCGCCCTGGTGGCGCTGAGCCGTGTCCAGCCAGATGCCGGTGGCCGGATCCATCCACACACCAGCGTGCCACTGCTCGAAGTAATCAGCCTGCGTGATGTGGCCGCCGCAATGCGGGCAGACATGGACGACGGTGGTGGGGTCGTTGTCAAACCACTTCAGGCCGTGCGGCTTGTCTTTGCCGCCGAAGGTCAGCGGGTGGATCTCGTGGCAATGGCGGCATGGCACGTGCCACTGCAGCCTGCACGTGGCCTGGGTTTCACGGTCTTCGGTGTTGTCGTTGTTCTTGAGCTTCGGCGTGCTGCCGGCAATGGACTTCGGGAAGACGGAGCCCTCAAGGCGCTTGTCTCCCAGCTTGCCGGGGCTGCCCTCCTTCTCAATGTCGCGGTCAAAGCCGGAGAACTCGTCGTAGTAGACACAGTCGGCCGTGAGGCGGCGGAAATTCTTCGCTGCCTTGCCACCGCGCAGGTGCAGCAGCCCGGTGGTGAACTTCTTCTGTCGCAGGGTGTTGTGCTTGCTGCGTCCGCCAAAGCGCCTCATCACCTTGCGCATGACGCGCACGTCGCGCAGCATCGGCTCGAGCTCGGTGGTGACGAACTCGTCGCGGTCGTCGTCGGTGGGCTGGTAGACGATCTGGTTGCGGCGCTTGTGCTCGGCCATGTAGGCCACGCAGGCCAGCAGCATCTTGGTGTAGCCGACCCGAGCGCTCTTGCGGATGGTGACCTGCGGCACCTGCTCGTGCGCCATCACGTCCATCATCCCGACCTGGAAAGGCCAGCTGCGCCAGTGGCCCTCGACATAGCTTGACTCGGCCGAGAGGTAGAAGAACTTTTGCGCCCACCGAGACAGGCGCATGGGCATCGGCACCTCCAGCGGGCCAAGCGACCGAACGATGGTGGCTCGCAGCGCCGCCCTCAGTTCGGGCGACGCTGCGTCGATCATGGCCAGGGTCTCTGCGTGGTCCACGGTCAGACTTCCTCGCCGGCGTCGTCTTCCTCGCGCTCGAGGCGCTCGGCGTCAGCGATGTTGGCAGCGGCACACAGCGCGCGGCAGGCCGCCAGCTCCTCCTCAATGGCAACCAGTGCGGCGGCCGGCAGGTCGGGCAGGCGGCGCTTGAGCTGCGGCACCAGGGCATCGAGCCGGGTGGCGACCTGCCGCGCGACGTGGCCGAGCACGACCTCGAGCAGACCAACCGGCGCATACTCGCGGCGCTTGACGGCCAGGCGCAGTTCCACCTCGTGGCGCTGAGCGACCTTGAGCGCGGCGCTGGCTTGAGAGAGCACGCCGGAGCGGCCGGCGGCCTCTTCGCGCAGCCGGTTGCAATAGGACTGCACCCATGAGCGGCCCGTTGCGCCGCGCTCGATGATCCCCTCGGCCAGCCACTGGCTGACAGCAGCCTCTGAGACGCCAACCAGCTCGGCGAACTCAACCTGGCGGATGGGCTCATCGAGGTTCACTTAACCCCCCATGAGGCAGCCCACAACTGCCGATTGATCGGGGTTCGAATTACCCGCGGCGGGAGGTGCCGGGAAGGACCCAGGAACACAGGGGCGCACTATGGACGACGTCCATACAGCCGTAGGCCATGGCCCGGCCATGGAAGCAGCCTCCACACGCCTCACCCGGACCTCCCGGACAGCCGCTGAGCGCTGGCCTCGATGGCCTGGCGCAGGTGCACAGGCAGACGCTTCGAGGCCACCCGTCGTGCCACGCCGTAGAAGTCGAAGCGCGACCGGTAGGTGGCCCGGTTGACGAAGATGAAGATGGGCGTGATGTTCCGCCCCGTGAACTCCCGCTGGTAGACGCCTGGTGCGATCCTGGCGCCAGGCCGCACGACGAAGAAGCGGCCGCCCGCCTTGCGCTGCGCGGCGATCTGCTTTCGCGCGTCGTCGCTCATGTTGCGGGTGTAGCCAGCCGTCCCGGTGATGCGCAGCTGGCTCAGCACCTGGATCACCTGGCCGCGACTGACGTTTCCGTAGGCGTCCAGTCTTGCCCCAGCACCAGGTACAGCGAACCATCCTGCGGGCAAATGCCCAGCGACCTGAAGCAGGCGCTCGAAGCGCTTGGCCACCCGAGCCCCACCCTCCACCTGCGGCAGCATGTACCGGCTGGCCGGCGTCTCTCCCCGGGTGTAGCTCAAAGTCTGGCCCCGGATGTCGGTGACTCGCTGGACGTCAAAGCCGACCCACGCCTCCAGCCGATCGGCCGATGCCCCCACGTAGCGCATGGCCGACAGCGTGTAGGGCGTCGGCCTGTCGATGGTCCGCGCCAGTTCGGCCCGCTCTACCTTGTGCACGTCGACCACCGTGCGGGTCAGCGCCGTGGCCGACGCCGCATTCAGCCGCCGCGCGCTGAACCGCTCGGTGAGCGCCTGCGTCGCCTGGTCGAGCCCCTTGATGTCCACCGTCAGCTTCATCGCCCTGCCCCTTCAGCCGCCAGCCCAGCAGCCGCCACCACCCGCGCCTCGTAGGCCGCGAACGCCTCGCCACGCCCAAGGCTGAAGGCCTTTTCGTCCCACCGCCCCAGGCCCAGCTGCTCCCCCTTGTGCTCCACGCCCGACCGGCTGTCCCGCCACGTCGCCTCGGCCAGCGCCGCCTGCGCCTGGGCCTCGGTGGGCGCCTCCCACCGCCGCTGCCGCAGCCAGGTGCGCGGCGCCGGTACGAACTCGCCGCCCGCCTTGCGCCATGCCTCGCTGGCCTTCGCGGCCCGCAGCCCCGCCAGCACCGCCTCGGCCTTGTCGTCCAAGCGGTGCCGGCGCCAGTGCCGCTCGCAGCCCACCTGGTCGACCTTGCGGGGGCCTTCGGGCCATTCGGCCCACCAGACCGCGAACGCCCCACCCGCCAACGGCGGGGGGGTGGGGGGGGTATTGGTATTTCTCTTTCTTCTCTTCTCTTCTCTAGGCCTTTTTTGGCGTGACGTGGCGTGACATGGCGTGACGCCATCGCCATTGGCGTGACCTGCCGCCCCATCGCCAGCACTGGCGGCCGGCGGCGTGACAGGCTCGCCACTGGCGTGCGCTGGCGCATCCTGGCCGGCAGCGGCCAGCGCGGACGGCGCAGGCTTGCCACCACCAGCAGCAGCCTCGGCCGCCGCCCTCTCCCGCTCGGCCCGCTTGCGCTCGGCCGCATCAGGGTCGTCGCGCTCGCGCTTGGGCTGCCGCTTCTCCCACTGGGTGACGCGCCCCTCGCCGATCAGCTTGCGGTCCTCCATGGCCGCCATCACGTCGGCCGTTCGCGTCTCCGTCGACGGAAAGCCGAACATGCAGTCCACCGCCTCGTGGTCCACCTCGCCGTATGACCCGCGATCCTGCGACGCGCTCGCGCGCTCCAGCAGGTAGGCCCACACCGCCAGCACATCGGGCAGCGAAGCGCCGGAGCGCCGCGCCACCAGGGCAAACTTCGGGTCGCTGCAGGTGCCGTGGTACCACCGGTACCACTGGATGTTGCCCGCCATCAGGCTGCCTCCGCCTCAGCCAGCTCACGCTGCGCCAGGGCCACGATGTCGGCCGGGATCTGCCGCCTGAATCGCACCACCACCCGCCGCAGGTAGAGCCCCTGCTTGGCCGTCAGCACCGCCGCCGGGCTCAGCTCGGCCAGCCGCGCCATGTCGCGCGCGAAGCGCTT